GCACTTGCAACTTGCACATTAGCCATAGCAGCAGCTACTGCTTTAGCGGTTGTTTGGGCTTGTTTATCGTAATCTATTTCCATATTATTTGATGTGTTATTTCCACCTCCCCTTAAATTAGTTCCTGCAATTAAATCATCACGGCCATCTAAATTAATGGAACCTTTTGGGTGTTTTACAACTATACCTTCTGAACTAATTGTACCATCACTCATACTCGCAGCTGGTCCCTTAGATTCTTCTCCTGAATATAGAGCAGCTGTTTGGTCTGCATAACCTGCAGTTCTATCAAAATTCATTGCACTAAAATCGTTTAGTCCCAAAATGCCCCCAAAAAAGTAACCTATATTTGAAATTAAATCTGTTACAGCTGCTACTACTACTTGTATAGGTTTTATAATATAATTTAATGCTGATACGATAGGACCTATAAGTCCTAAAATTGATCCTACTAAATCTAGTAGAGGTAATAAAGGAGTTACAATGTCTGCTATTAAACCATTTAATTTTGACATTAAAGCATTAAATTTATCTTGAGCTGTAGTTCTTTCTAACGTAGCTGCTAATTCATCTTTACCCATATCCCTTAATTCTCGGGCTGTTTTGCCTTGTACTTCTTGTTTGAATAATATGTCTGCTAATTCGTCAGATTGCATACCTAAAGATTTAGCTAATGCATCTTGTTGTAAAACATTCATTTGGCTAAATTCGGTAAAATCACCCGCATTAGCTGCTATTTCTTTAGTTAAAGTTTCATAATCACCTGTTAATGCTGCTAACCTAGCTCTTTCTAAATTAAGTTGTTTACCAGTTAGTAATTCTGCTTCTAATTCGGCTGATATAGATTCTTCAAAACTTAATAATGTTTTACCAGCAGCAGCTACTTTATTTAATTCCATCCCTAAGGTTTTTGCTGTGGTTACAGCCTTAGTTATAGCTTCTGTACTTCCTCCTAATTGGGCTCTTATTTGTCCTGTTGTTTTACCTACAGCTATTAGTACTTCTCTAAGATCAACAGCAATACCTGTTTGTTGTTGTATTTCATATGAAGTTGCTAATGAGGTTTCGTAATTATCCCTCATAGATCCTCCTGTTACTACAGTTTGAGCTGCTAATCCAGCCATTTCTTCTCCTTGTAGTTTTACTTTTTCTGCTAATTGTGTAGTAGTTACTAATATATCATTATTAAAAACTACAGCTGTACCTAATGCCTTATTAAGTGTATTATTAGATTTTAGTATTTTTTCTGTAGTAACAAATATGTCTCCGGATGCTGCTGCGGTATCTGCTAAGGCTGCTCTTTGTAATTCGGCTTCACCTCTACTTAAAGTTAAACTTTTACCTAACTCTGTTACTTCTTTATCTACATCACCGAGGGCCATAACTATTTCTAGTACTATTCCTAATCCAGGAATTAATTTTGAAAAAGCCCTAGCTGCTACTTTAATAAACTTCATAAGGCCTCTTGTTAGTGATTTCATAAAAGCCTTACCCGCTCCTTTTGCCCCTTTTGATGCTCCTTTTAAAGCTTTTACCTTATCACCTGATACAAATCGTTGACCCCCCTTTATTCCCCCGGGATCCATTCCTTTTTTATATCTAAATCGAGTTTGGTCTTTTCCTCCCCTTTTAAATTTTATTTCCTCTATTTTATTTAATTCTGCAGCAGCTTGATTAGCTTTATCAGTTTCTGTTCTGACTTTCTTAGCTTCTTTTGCCCCCGCCCCAAAAGCTTCACCTATACCATCTAGGGTTTTTGAAAATTTTGTAGGTAATGCATCTTTTAGATTTGATAAAAAACTTGAACCACTTTTCTTCTCTATTTCTGTTGCTTTATCTCTAACTCCTTTAGCTGCATCATTCATTTTTTCTAATTGGGATGTAGCTTCTTCTATCTCTTTAACAATGTCTTGATAAAGTTCTGTTTCTTCTTTTAAACCATCTTTTTTAGCTTTATTAGCAGCTTTTTGGGCTAAACTTCTATCTGCAGCTAGTTGGGTTATTTTTTCTTCTAGTTTTAGTCTTTCTTTTTCAATTTCAACAGCTAAAACATCACCATCTGTTGCTTCACGTTGTAAGTCTCTAGCTAATTTTTTATTTTTTGAAGCTGCTCTAGCATTTTCTAATACTTGTTTAACTAATTCGTTTTCTTTAGCTGCCTGTTTGTAAGACTCTTTCATAATAGAAACCCTTTCCAATAAAGCTTCATTTGCTTTTTGGTAACTATCAACTAGTCTACTAGTTAAGTCTAATTTTTTTTCGTCGTCTTGTTCAGCCATTTAAAGGTAGAGTTATTCGTATATAAATATGAAAAAAATAAAGGCATCTGCGATGCCTTTACTTAAAAATTATATGTTGATGAAGGATTTATATTAGGACCCGCTACTTTATTACTAGAGGGACTATTTTTTTTACTTTGTTTTTCAATCTCTTCATTTTGTTTTTTATGGTGTTCGTTTATCTTTTCAATATGATAACGTCTCATCCAAATGGGCATATTATATATTTCCGAGTGTATAAATCCACCGCCTCCATGGAACACTAAATCGTGTATTTCGCGGAATATAATACTCCTATACTTAGGCGTCAGGCCAAAAAAAGCTTACACCGAGGGGGATGTTTACATCCTCGATGGTATCGCCATTTTCTAAATCAAGATCAACTTCCATGTTGATGTCTGGCATAACTTCTGATAAATAACTTCTAAATGCTTTAGAATCTCTAGCTAAAAATCTGTTATCAACAAATTCTCTAATAGCTTTAATATCTCTATCACCATTTACTGACAATAATGTGTGTTTTAGTCTAGTAGTTAGTTCTGAAGAAGATTGTTTATTGATTTTTTTAAGACCTTTTAACTCTTTTTGAATTTTTTCTTCATCTCCATGAGTTAAAAACTTAAAGGTAATTTCAACTTTAGAGGTAGGAAGAGTAAAAGCAAATTCATTTCTACCATCAATCATTAAATTAGCATCTAATTCTTTATCATCTAATTCTGTTAAATCTATAGTTACTTCTTCTGTATCTCCTGTATTAGGGTTAGTATAGTCAAAGGTATAATCAGCACCATAACCTAAAATACGAGCAGCTATTAATATTGCATTTTTATCACCAATAAGTAAGTCATTGTAACTTATAGGTGTTACAATTAATGACTGTAGTAATTTATTAATAACAGTACCGTTTTTTATGAAGTTTTGATTTGTTAAGATATCCTCTTCTTTAGCAGTCATATACTTCATTTTTATAACTCCTGATCTTAAAGGATGACCTTCTGGATATAGTAAACCTTTTGAAGGTAAAGTAACATCTTCAGTCGGAAATTGGTATTTTTCTTCTTGAATTGTTGGGGTTGTTGGGTTTTGTTCCATAACGTTATTTTTTATTTAAAACTAATTCGGATATACATATATGTGGGAAAAAGGAAAGCGCCAAAAAGGCGCTTTTCTTCTAATATATTTTTAACTCTTAGTAATTTAAGATGGCATAATCCATTACTATAGTCATTGAAATGTTAGCTGGTGTGTCTGAAGTCCAATCCATGTCACCAAAGTTTGCATTTTGACAATATGCTCCTTTTAGTATCCACTCTTCAACTACATCACCTACAGGACCTAGTGTATTAATTCTAATATCTTTTTTATAGAAATCAGAATAACCATCTCCACCTGTAACTGATTCGTGTGATAGTCTTACCCACTCCATTACTGCTTGGGCACCTGAGGGTGTTACTGGATCATATAAGTCACATGTAATGTTTTCCCAGTTAGCTTTTCCTTTAATTTTTCTTTTCACGTTAATGTGATCTAAAACTACTTCTCCAAAAGTAATACTTGGTCTAGCTATTTTTTTAATTAAATATGCCGGGATACCATCGATGAACATCAGGAACCTGTTTTGTAATTTAGGTTCAAATGCTGTGAACATCATTTCATTTGTGTTTAATATTGCCATCTTTTTATATTATTTTATTGTTCTATTATAAATATAATCCTTTTAAGTTTTTCTTAGTAGCCTCCGCCACCTCCACCAGTAGCTCCACCACCACCAGCTCCTCCACCACCATCAAACGTAGCTCCTGTAGGTAATACGTTAAAGTCTAGTACGATGAATTCTGCTGTTTTAGCTGGTTGTAAATAAATAGCTCCTACTAATTGATTTCTGTCAATTACATCTGGTGTATTGTTACCTTCGTCCATTTGTACTCTAAATGCAAATAATCCTTGTCTTTGTTGTACTGATTCTAGATATGGGTTAACAATATTTAAGAATCTGTTTCTTGTAGCTTGTGTATTTTGTTCAAATACTAAGTATCTTGAAGAACTTGCAATAAATTTCTTAAGTGCAATTAACAATCTACGAACATTAATTCTATCTAATGCTGTTGATCTTTCTTGTAGTGTTTTCTGACCCCAAATACAAACTCCTGTTTGTGGGAATGTAGCAATTGGGTTAATTTTAGCATCATACAATGTATCTCTTTCAGCTTGATTTAGTCTTGTTTTAGCTTCAATTACATTTCCTAAAACACCTCTATTTAAACCTGCTGGTGCAAACCATTCTGCGGCAATTCTATCTGAAGCAGCTATTGCGCCAGGTACAATTACTGATGGTGGTACTAATACTGGTTTATTTCTTGCAGAATCAAGTACTTTAACCCATGGATAGTAAACCGCAGCGTAGTTGGTGTCTAAACCATCTACATTGCTTACAGCTGTGTTTACTGAAGCTCCTACTTCATTTAAATCCATTACAAAAAATGCATCTCCTCTTTCTTCACACATGTCAATACCCGCTTGAGTTACTAGTGGGTGTAACGAATGGATAATACCAGGCATAGCTAACATATTAATGTCGTACTCGTCTTGGTTTGAAAGAATATCAATTGCTTTTTTATATCCTTTATATCCTGCTTTTGAAGTTAAACTTAAATCAAATCCATATAAGTTAGTTGATGATATGTTAGCTCCTGTTTGTTTTACTACATATGGTGCAATACCATCATCTCCACCTTGGAAAGGTACTGTAAATTTAAGCTGATTAGCTGTTGGTCCTGCAACTCCTGTTGAATCTATTGAAGCACTTAATGAACTTGTCCATAATCCTGAATCAACATGACCATTATAATTTTCTACGTTAAAGTTACCTGCTATATTAGCTGTATTACTAT